CACATTCTCAAAACCGTGCCTTGACAACGAAATGTCAAAAATGAATTTAACATTCAACTTCTCTAATAAAGTTAATAACTCTTTGTTAGCGTCGTATCGTAAAAGTTACACCTGGATTAATAAGACTATACATAACACATTTTTCTCTCTTATTATTTCTTTCGATGTCATTTTATCTACTATTTTACGACAACAATTCGATTACAGAGATATGATGATATCGTATTTGAGAGAATCAGCTTGTGTTCTCTCTAACTTATTGATTGTTCCTTCATCGTTGTACATCAAAAAGATTATCGATGCGTCCGATGTTATGAAGGAAAAATTAATAGGAGGTGCATTAAATCCTTCCGCTCCTAAAAGAGTGGGAGAAATATGCAGAATGAGGATCAAAAAGAAAAATAAAGACTTGTTCCAACCTCTAGGTTCTAGATGGGAAATCCCAGGAGACGGTCTATGTGCGTTACACTCTCTTTTTTGCTTTATACGTAGATTTAACTACGTATTTTTGGTCTCTCATTATTCCCATAATAATAAGCTAGCTGATCTTAGAAAATTTTTTATAATTCCGGAAATCAAGAAATGGATACTTGAAAAGAATTGGAATAAGATGATTCCGGAAGATGATAGGATAGCTTTAGAAAAATATTCTGCGTTAGAGAATGGAATAGAGGTTTTACCTAAAGCTTTAGATATAATACCTCTGAAAAAGTTCTTTTGTCACTATTACAATATAGCGGACATTATTATTTTAAATGGTGAAGATAGCGTTAAAGTAGCTGATTTTGTTAATAATAGAGATTCTGCAGATAATCAAAAAATTATCTATTATTATAATCAACATTTTGAATACGCTACAATGTTATCAAACTTACAATCCGATAACGAAGTCAAACGAAATCTTGCTATTGGCTGGGATAAATTAGTGCCTCCGGACGAAAAAGATAGATTAGATAATCTCATGCGAGCTTGGACCAGTATAGCTGAAGACGTTAAAAAAGACGCAGGTTTGAAAAGGAAAATTGAAGATTTGAAAGAAAAGAACAAATCTGAAATCAATAATTTCAAAGACTTGATTAAGGAGAAAACTGAATTAGTTGAAAAAATGACTAACCCTGTTAAATCTAATGAAGCAATAAAAGAAAAATTCGCTCCTAGAACTTTGATGGTTTTTAAAGACAATAAGACTAATGGCTTTTATTCTCATAATTTCGAGCTAGGTAAAGAATTCAGTAAAGTTATCGAAAACGTGGGTATTCGATTGTTTGAAAAACCGCATAAATATTGTCACCCTGGACAAAGGATATTAGCTGATTACTGTAATTTTGAAATGATTAAAAATTCCAATTTGAATGAAAATAAAGTTATAGAACATGCTGCTAAATATGCGAAAACTTTAGCTTGGACTAATAAGCATGAAAATTATAGCTTTACTAGACCCATTATAATTAAAGGTACTGACGACGCTTATAGAAATGCAAATCCTCTCGTTGACTTATCAAAGAAATACCCTTATGTTGATATGAAGTGTTTCGAAGCTGTATTTACGAACCCTGAGAGCATTCATATTTTTACCGATGTAATCTATTATTCTGGAGTTTTACAAGGTATAGCAGATGCACATAAATTGACGCAGATAAATATAAAAGGAAAGTTCTCGTGTGCCAATTATCCTAGAAGAGAGGGAAAATATTATTATTATGATAATGAAGGTTATTTCATAATAAAAGGTGACACTATTGATAACCAACCATTGATGAATGGAAAGGGTTATCAACATGAATTGATTTGCCTTCCAACTTCCAACTTTTCTCTCTTGATAAACGGTGTTTATATCAACGCCACATTAGCGTTTACAGCTAAGACTTCTAAAGATAGCTCATATTCTTATTGGAACTTCGAGACGTCTTACACTCCGTCTTACAGTATGATAGAAGCGTTCGTCACTGCTGTTGACAATCATTATCCCGTTATCAATAGAAAAGCTTTGATACATAATGACCAACAAAGCAGTTCTATAAGTTATATCACTCATGATAAACTCTATTACGCCACTAGATACATTCTTCCTAATTGGGATATTCAATATTATTTGGATGAGAAAATGACCTTCAAGAGTAATAACAAGACATCTAATATAGATCAAATAAATTACTTATACAAGAAATATAAGGAGGAAAAAGAAGACGTTACTATACGACAAAAAATTACCGCTGGCGATTTCAACGAGAATGCTTCGTTGTGGCTATATACACAGAGTGTTATAAGGAAACGACTCATTTCATGCTTAGATGCGCCGGAATTCCATGACCTGCACAATAACGAAATGAAATTTAAAGGCAAAACTTTATGGAGAAAAATAAAAGATTTCTTTTACTCTTGTTATTATTATTTCCGTCATTTCTTTAATGACCCTGAATATAGATCTAAAATCATGCAATTGAAAAATTATATAAATCTCAATTACAGCGGTAACAATATGAACGACGAAAGCATGATAGGAGGCGGCAAAGCTCCCATTAATCTTAAATTTGGTTTAGAATGGATAAATGGACGATTATGTGACGTAGCGACTGTAAACGTAAGTGGATTGACAGACAGTCCTATCATTTCCAAGAGCGAAAGTAGTTTCGGTTACAAACCGGGATATACTCCTTCTCCTGTTCCAAAACCGAAAAACGTAAAAACTGCGAATAAGAAAACCAAAAAAGAAAAACTCCTCAAGACTGACCCTATAATCAAAGAAAAGACTAACTCAAAATTTTGCGATTTCGACGATTTAGATCACATACCTGAGAAACATTTTGAGCAGGCAGATTCTAAGAAATTCTATCATTCTGTTGGCAATGAATATATTGAGATTTTACGTAGAGGCAGAAGAGCTGTCTGCACATGTGAAGATCACACTTATGAAAAAATTCTGAACACAGAAACTCCTATACACTTTGGTCATTGTGAGAAGAATATAGACGCTTGCATTTTCGCTAGAGGGTTTAATACTGCTTTGAGTCCAGAATCAGAAACTTTGTATCTCTTCAAAAATTTTGTAGACAATAAATGGTTCAAGGACAACGAGTCCAAAATTTGCGAATCTATATTGAGCTTAACAGATGATGATTACTCTTTCGAAAAATTCATCAACGATACAGATCCTTCTAAAAGGAAAATATACATTAACGGCTTTAAAGAGTTCATTGCTAAGCAGAAGATTGATATAAATTTTGAGTTAATGTCCAAAACTAATGAAGTACATTTTGACAAGTTATGTGACGTTAGACCTAGAATGATTTTTAACCCTTCTCCATCGATGAAAGCTGTCGGAGCATATTTAGCTAGAATCATGATCAAAATTATGAAGAAAATAGAAGACGGCTTCATATCTGGTTATTCTACTAACCAACTTTCCGATAAAATAATGAAATTACGGAATGTTAAAATGAGTTTCCATGATGATAACGTTTATTCATATGACGGTAGTTCTCACGATGCTCATCAATCTTTCGAATTAATAGATATCGTAGACCACAAGCTCATGAAATTCATGTTACCCAGAATTTTATCTGACAGTAGGTGTGCAGTTCCTGATTATTTGCTTCCAGAGGTTTTGTCTGCATTAGTAAGATTGTCTAATAAATTTTACACCAAACTTGGAATGACCGGAATAATCCACGGCACCGTTTTCTCTGGCCATCCTACTCTAACTACTTTGTTTAACACTATTCGTACTACGCTTTATAATCGATATGCAGTGTTTTTGTTATATCCTCAATATTACGATGCTCATAAAATATGGGCTGCAGGAGATGACGTTTTAGCTTGGTTACCTATAAGAATAGATCCACGAATGTTTAAGCTTGTTTTAGGCGGAGATTCGGGCTCTAGAGGATTAGGTCAAAATGCTAAAGATTTTAAAGTTGGAGAATTAAAGAAACACACATTTCTCTCCAAACAATTTATATATTTGAACGAAAAACTCAATATAGTTCCTATTGCTCAAAGGTTATATAAAGCCGGTATTTCGTATTCCAAGAAAAGTGCTTTACAGAAAAGAGAACATCGATTAGCTAACTATATTGCTTTTTTGGATTTACCAAGTGAATTAAAATGTTATGCTTTACGTTTTTTAGACGGCAATATTGGTAGCAAGCTCACTCCTGCTATGAAGAAGTTATTATCTTATGATTGGGCTTATAAACTGAGACTCAAAAACAGAACGCCAGATGAAGATTTAGAAGCTCCTACTCTTTTAGAAACGGACAAAGAATATTTGCTTAAAGTGATAAGTGAAAGAGTTGATTCAGTTAGAGCTAAATGTATTAAAGAGTTGAAATTCGATCATGAAATTCTTTATAAAGTTATAAACGACGTTAGGCATGTTACTTACTTAGGCGAGATAAGTTTGGATGGCCTATGTGCTAACGGTTCGAATTTTCCGGGCTCCATCATACTAGGACCTGGATTTATGATTAACCTAAACAATAATAAAAGGTTCATCAAAAACTCGGTTTGCGGTCTTAACATGTATTCCGCTAAACTAGAGAAATTAAAATATATGTTACCAAACAACAACAATCAAATAGTTCCATTCAATAAGAACAAACTCACTCAAAAGAAGAGAAGATCCAAACGTTATATACAAACTAAAACTGCACAAAACGACCGGACGAATAAACTTGAAGGTCGAATTGTCAGCGCTATGAAAAACTCCTCTTCTATGTCTAATAACATCTCTATAGTCGAACGTGGCTGGCTAGACAAACATCATAAAGACGAAATAGATTATGCCTTAGGTTTGTTTGAGCCACTTAAAAAGAGATGTGTTCGTGTACCCAACCCTATTCCGGTTCCTACTGCTGTGGCTTCACAACAAGGATTGCTTACTCTAACAGCTAATGCTACTGGCTTTTTTGCTTGTTACATGCAACCTTTTAACCCTACTGGAATTTTAGGATACAATAATGCTGCTGGTTTCAATGAAGCTAGTGCTCAAAACGCCGCAGCTACTTCGATAGTTAGTAGTATAATGGTTTCAACAAATGCTACTCGTTTACGAGTCGTCTCAGCTTGGATGGGAATTACTGACTTAACTAATGCACTCTCCAAGACCGGTACCATAACCTATGGCATGATTCCCTCATCTCAATTAGGAGGTACTGCAGATACCATTCGTGATTCAATGTGGACTAAGACCATCTCTTCGGCTTCTGCGTCATCTTACGTGGGAGGGTTTTATTTACCCATGGACACCAATGGTATGACTTTTACCACAGCCGGTGCGCCTCCAACAGACTCTATGGTTCCTGTTGTTTTCGTATCAGGTTGTTCTGCTTCTGCTAATATATCAGTTCAATATTTTATCAATTATGAATATATTCCTGCAGTTAACCAATCAGACTTACTCTCAGTCAGTTTAGGACCTATCGGATCAGCTGAACAAGCTCTTGTTAACGTTGGCAAGATTCAGTCATCCGGTGGAGGTTTCGCTGCCGCAATAGGTAATTTCGCAAATTGGGCATCGAAAGCATTACCGTCTTTCTACTCTACGGCTAGAGTAGCTAGAGATATCGCATTAGCCGTCATTTAATTAATCTGCTCTTCCAGATCTAATTAACTGTGAATGTACAACAGTATAAATCGTTTTATAACGACTCTACTACAGAGGAAGAGACCGTCG